CTTTCAGTTTTATGATGAGTTTGTGGTGGTGGACAATAATACGCTGTATAGATACGTACAACAGAAGATGTTGAAATTTATTGATAATAAGAAAGGTGTGTTAAGGGGCAACGGTCTTCACAAGAAGTATGGATTCAGTAGTATTGTTTATAAGTTGTTAGGAAGAAACGGCAGAAAAGACATTTTCTTGTATATGCCTAAGGAGGACTTGATGGAGATAAAGGAGGAGGTATATGCCTATAAAGTTTAAGTTTCCTATATTTAAAACGAACTTCTTTGTGAAACACCTGAAGTTTTGGAACAAAACAAAACCCTTTAAATGTTTGGGTGTTGTTTCTCATGGCAGAAAGTGTGAGGCGCAATGCCCCCTGTGCAAACGAGCGTATGCCCCAGAAAAGTAATTGGTCTGATTTACTGGTTAATGTAGTAGGACACGAGCCACCTGCCGATTCATTAGAACTAAGGAACTCCTTTATTGAGAATTGTCTAGCGGATCAAGATGGAAACAAGGTAACGCAAGCCCAGATTCATTTAACGATGCAACAAGGCATTTATGAGTGGGAACAACAAGCCTTATCTAAAAACGCTCGTTTGAATGGATTGATTCGTGCGCCCTATAACACAGGAAAGTCCCAACAAGTTCCCATTGGATTGAGCGCATACATGACCACGAGAAAACACGAGCTAGAAACGTTGATTGTATCTGCGGACGGTGGCATCTCTACGAAAAGGATATTGTCTTTGCGTGCGCTATTCATGAGTGATATGTACCGATACTGGTGTAAGGAACATAACTTCAATCCTGTTGAGTTTGACCGCACCGATACAGGCTCGACCCAACGCATAATTGTAAAAAGTCGTAACCGTACTGGTAACCCCACTTATGAGGCGTATGCAGTATTGACCCAAACAACTGGTCAGCGTGCTGGTGTACTGATCCTTGATGATGTGTGCAATGACGAAGACAGAATATCTACGGCTCGTAGGGAAACGGTATGGAACAAAGTATCGAACACATGGATTAAGCGTGTTCACGATAAAGGTATTGTTTTGAGTGTTTGTACCCCTTATCATCCAAATGACGCTAATAGTCGGTTAATGAAATCTGGAATATTTAACGTACTTCAGATTTCTGTAAAGGAAGATAAAACAGGATACAAGGTAGAAGAATGGAACAACCTAAAATAGTAATATACGTAAGATTTTCTACGGACACAGATCAGGAAGAGGTGAATCGAATAAAAGATGAAATAGGGGTCTTTGCACGAATGATAGAAGCAAAAGTTATGAAGCAGCACTGGGAAATACTATCTAAAAACACTGAGTCTGGTATTTTAGACTATGTTATAGATGAGTGTATGAGGCATGGTTGGAGCATATTGACTTATGACTTAAAAAGCATACATGAGTACATATCTGGCGCTCTCTCAATAATAGAAGATGCTGCTCAAGATCAGGTAGCTATATTTTTTGTAGATCCAGATAGCGCATTAAAGTCAGTAAGACAATATGAGAAGTCCTGATAAGGTCTGGGAAATACCCCTATGGGAAACCAATCACAGTAAACAACGTTTATTCCAAGAAGAAGCGATGGACTTTCTGTCGTATAAATTGGGATATGAAATGAGCGAGGAAACAGATGACCCGACTAGAAAGGCTTATAAACACTTTGACGGCTATAACCACTACCCTGATGGCAATCTTACGGCTCTTGATTACGACCCTAGCTATCCTGTCTGGCTTTGTGCTGATTTCAACAGGTCTCCTCATTGTTGGGCTTTTCTCCAAGTTAAAAAGTCTCGTAACGGTCTTAAAAAATATGTTATTTTCGATGAAATCTTCTCCAGAGAAGCGTTAACTACCGAACAGGCTCTAAAAGCGGTAGAATTACTCAATAAATGGGGTATTTCGAAGGTTTTATTAGCTGGAGACAACACTTCCAACCAAAAAAGTGGTAATTATGGTCGTGTAGGCAAAAATGACTGGGATTACGTGCGAGAAGTGTTCGATGAACACGACATTTCGTATAAAAACGAGTTGGACATCCAAAATCCGAAGCGAAAAGTGCGTGTGGACAAGGTAAATAACGTTATTTTTGCTGGGAAGAACGGAGAGAGGCGTTTATTGGTCAATACGAGGTGCGATAACGTTATAAAGGACTATATGTATTCCATTGTGAACGATAAAGGGCTAAAAATAGACAATGGAGATAGGGGACATATGTCGGATGCGACAGATTATGCGATTTGGCGTAATGAGCGAGGTAATAACGCCCCAATGTATGTACTTCGCTAGTCCTGTATACGTTTAATAGCCTTTTTAAGTTGTCTAGGCTCTGAACCTTTATATTTTCCGCCTCTACTCTTGTATTCACGAGAAATCCATGCAGAAGCGTATGCGCTAGGGTATACTTTGAACTTTTTTTTAGCCTCAGACTTTACTCGGCTGTATAATATTGCGTTGGTCGGTACTCTTGCCATTTAATTCGTCAGTATTATTAGTAATTGAGTCAAACTTATGGCTGAATTATGTAAAATTCAATACTTTAATTTGGTATTGAATCAAAACATAAATAGTAAGTATTTTGTCACCATGAAAGGAGTAACTAGACTTAGCGGTGGTCGTATCAAATATAGGGGTAATACCTTTTCTGGCTTCAACAAGCCTCGCAATAGTTGGAGGGATGATAAAAAATTTGTAGTTTTGGCTAAGAAAGGCGACAAGATAAAAATTGTCCATTACGGTGATCCCAATATGTCCATACGAAAAAACGAGCCTGCTCGCAGGAAGTCGTTCCGAGCTAGACATCGTTGCTCCACAGCAAAAGATAAATTTAGCGCACGTTACTGGTCATGCAAAAAATGGTAATCATCTAATGGCAATTACACAAGAACAGCTCAATAAAGATTTAAAATTTGAAGTAAAACAGTTACATTCTGTCATTGAGTTAATAACCAAAGACATTCAAGATATGAAAGAAGCACTGTTAGGCAACGAGTTCAACAAGGAAGGTCTCGTATTTAAAGTCGAAAATAACGAGAGACAAATTGAAGAACTTGTAAAATTCAAGCAAAAAATAGTTGCTTGGGCTACTGGAGCTGGATTAGGTTCAGGTACATTAGTTAACTTGTTAATGGACTTAATGAAATAATTATGATTGATTCATCTAAACTTTACTCTGTGCCAAAAGATGTCGTGGAAGACATCGTAATGAAAGAAAGTCGTCACCCATACTATAGTGTGGTGTTAGACAGGGCTAAAATCATGAATAGTTGGTTTCAGGCGGAGTACGATGAATACACAGCTATATCTAGTACCGTATTCTCTGACAAGTCCTATATCATTGCTCAGTCTACCATAGAGAGTGATGACGAATACAGAGAGCGACTTGGGAGAATGAAACTGTTTCCTTTGGAGCAAAAATTCTTCTCAGCTCAACAACGGATATATGACGAAAACAACGTTAACAGGAACTACCCTGAGAACAAAGAGTTTTGGATGTACAAAGAATCCAACTTTGATGATGCTGGGTGTTCCATTACTGAGTTCTATAGAGACAAGGTTCTCTTTGTAAAAGAAGTTTTGGGTTTTGGTGCGGTTGTTACGGATCTAATGATGGATGGTGACGGCAATCCTGTAACTGATAACAACGGAAATGTTGTTCCTTATAACTTTGTGGTTAGACCGCACGAGATATGGAACTTTGAGATGAAGCAGGGTATACTAACTTTGCTGGTTACTAGACAGATGTATTATGACATACACAACATTAAAAAACATAAATGGACTGCATATACTCCTGAATACATTTGTGTGTATATAGAAGAAAACGGACTTAAGAAAAAGACATTAGAAATACCTAATCCGTTTGGTGAAGTCCCAGCTACCCTGTTAAAGGGTCAGACTGACGCTAACAGTTCGTTCATTGTGGGTAAACCTCGTAGATATTCGTTAAAGGGAATGTACCTTGCAGCCTCAGAATTGTTCTATGACCTCAAGAAGGGTTCTGAGTTGTTCGGACACCCTATTCCTGTGCTTACCGATTCCATTGTTCGGTCTTTAGCTGGTGTCGCTGATGACGATCAATACGACTCTCGCACGATTAAAGAGGGTGTAGGTATGGCTATCATTATTCCTGATGACCAACAAATACCCAACAATATGCTGTATCAAGCGGATATGTCTGGACTCCAACACCTCAGGGACGTAATTTTTGGTGATTTGATGTCGCTTATCTTTTCTATGGCTCAGGTTCGAGATAAGTCCATTGTTAAAAGTAATGTATCTGGTTCCGCTAAGAGGTTCGACAACGTAGAGGAACAAGGGCTATTAGCATCTACGGCTATGGACATGGAAATGATAGAGATGCAAGTACTTAAGAGAATGGCTAAGGTTCGTGACGAAGACCCAACGGATTATCACGTTACCTACTCTAAACATTATGACTTGTCTAGTGCTGCTGAAATATTCTCAGATATTACAGAGGGTATGCAATATCACGTATTGCCTCTACCACTACTCAAGAAACTAACTGCGGAATACATGAGAAAGAGATCCATGCCTCAAGAAGATATAATAAGCGTCATGGATCATTTCGATAACTTTGGTATTCCAAAAACTAGTGGTGATCTTAAAAATCTTATTGATATATTACCACAAGAAGAGCTTCAACGCCAAGCAGAACTTGGTATTGATTTAAATAGCGAGCAATAACTAACTTATAACTATTATGAGTGAAGAAAACATAGAGTCCGTTGACGCTCCTGAGTCAACAACAGAAGAGACAACTTCTCAAACGCAACAGCAACCAGAGTTCGACAAAGACAAGTTCTTTCGGGGCGCATACAACGAAGGAAAAAACAAGGTCGAAAAAGACGTTGTTAGTAAGTTCTCTGAATTACTGGGGGATCAAGTTGAGTCGTTAGATGATGCTTTTTCACGCATTCAGCAAACTCTAACTCCT